TCATCTGTTATGTTTTCTCCACCAAAGAATTGACCTTTTTGGAAATAGTTATTCATAATTTTGTCAACAATAGGAATTACAAATACTTCTTCGTTTGTTAGTGGGTCTGTATAAATAAAACTATCACCACTATTGTTAGGGTCTGATTCTTTTAATGAATCAACTGTTATCTGCATCTTACGTGCTTTAGTAGGATTGTTTCTTAATAACCTTGTCCATGTATTTACAATTTCTTTATGAACTTCTGCGAATGGAAATATTAATGCTGTAGCTTCAGAAAACTGTGAACGTTTATTTAAGTCATACAATAGTTCTTGTACATCGTTCAGAGCAATAGCTTTAGACATTTCATCAAACTTATCTAGGTCTCTAATGTTTACACCACCCATAGTTGGAGTAGTATTTTCAAGTTGTTTTAATATTTTTTTATCTACCTTAGCAGCTCTAGCTTGTTTTATAACTTCTTGTAATGCTTCTGCATTAAGTGTGTAAGCAGACTGAGCTACTCTTTGATAATAAAATTGTTTAAAAGCTGGTGACCTAGACAATTTATTTGTTGGACTTGACATTAATATATCAAACCATGTGTTTACTAAGTTATTGTAACTTGAACCAACGCCAGGTCTCTTATCTATATTTCTTGATACTTTAACTACTGAAGGTCCATCTTCTACAAGTCTTCCTAAATTTTCTGTAAGTATGTCATATTGTTTACGTGAACCCTTACTTCCAATAGGAACTTTAACTCCAACAAATTCGCCTGCATCATTTAAACTACCAAACTTTACTTCACCTGTAGCTATTCCTTCTATTAAATCATTTGCTTTTGCACCGTGTGTATCTATGTCATAATACATTCTAAGCGGTAAACCGTTAGGGTCTTTTGCATTTCTGTATACTACACCTTTTGGTATCTCTACTCTTTTACCATTTACCTCAATATATTTTTTAAATTCACCACCAGTTTTTTCTATAATCCTTGCTTGCAAAGATTCTAAAAATTCTAATGTTCTATCTTTATCAATAGTGATTTGTCTTTTAGCTGCAATAGTTTTAGCATCAGCTTCTTCTGCCCATGCTCTATATTGTTTTACTAACTGGTCATCAGCAGTTCCATCTACTAATGCTGCAGCTAATTCATCTAATGTTTGATACCTACCTTTACCTTTACCTGAAATTATCTTAGCTACTTCAACAGCCATGCTGTCATCACTAAGTAGTTGTAGCTCTGTAGCCCAACCCTGTGCATATCTTCTTCTAGCAGCAGTATCATTAATAACACTATCTCTTTTAAATACATCAAAATATCTATCTATGCTGTCTGCTTTTCTAATAAGTATTCCACCACTACCTTTTGACATACCTTGTTTAAATAACAATGCTTCTGCAAAATCATTACCAATAATATCAGTAGCTGCTTTTCTATTCATTGCATAGGCAATGTGTGAAATAGGATGTGTATATACATTAGACAAATCTGCAGCAAACATTCTAAGCTGTTCTTCTGATATAACTCTCATGGTCCAAGCTATTCTTAAAAGCTGAAAAGGTTTCCATACTTGAGTAACTGCATTACTAGCAATACGTACTAATGCTGAGTTAATTAACTTGTTTCCGTCTTTATCATATTTATAAAATATTTTTGCTAAATTTTTTGTTACAGCATTTGCTGCTATGTTGCCAGCACCAAACGCCTCTTGTACCATCTTTGGGTCATCTAATAAGTTAAATACATCTTGTAATGTTTCATCAAACTGTCCAGTAAACTTCTTACCTGAAATACGTTCGTATTCATCAAATAATTCTTTTCTAGCTTTTTTCTGCATACGTTCAATAGTTTTACGTACATTTTTACCTCCACCTATTTTTGTATTATCTAATGTAGGATATTTCCAACCAGCAATATATGAAGCAAACTCATCGTTTGTTTTTGCTAACTGTGCTAAATCGTCTGTATATCCTGGACTACTTAACAACTGTGGTAAGTCTATACGAGCTGGACCAAGTTTATGTAATCCTGTCATTTGATACAAAGTATTTCTAAATGTACCTAACACTCTGTATGTTTCATTCATATCAGGAAGAGGTATATTACCTGTTAACATCTCTGACATTAATTGTGCAGTAGGTTGTGCAAACTCTACATCTCCATCAAATACATTTGTAATAAATTCTTCTATGTCATCTCTACTAGCTTTAGTAGTTAGGTCTGACAACTCATCAATATTTAATTTTGTTTGTGTTGCATCAATAATCTGTTGACCTGCTTTAGAACTTTTACTTCCACTAAATCCAACATCTATTACATCATCACCAACTAAGGACACCCAGTATCTTCTTGATTCACGTATTTCTGCAATAAACTTTTGTATACCTCCTGAAAATTCTTTAAACATACCTCTTGATGCCATCATTTTTTCTAGCTCACCAAGTAGACCTTTGTCTGCACTATCACTTGAACCTAATAAAATATTATAAAACTCTTCTGTTTGTTGTAGCTTAGATGTTCTTCTACCCTCCATATTGATGTTGTTAATTCTTTTATTTGATGCAGCTAATCTTTCAAATAATTCTTTTTTCTTATCAGCAGTAAAAGGAAGATTATCAATAACTTTTTCTAGTTCTTTAAATCCTCTAATAGTAGAATGTGTAGTTATGTAAGATGGTGCGTTTTCTTTAAACAACTTGTACATTTTATTGTCAGCAGCTTTTCTTGTTACAACTGCACCAATACCAAGAAAATCTCCCATATCTGAAAAATCTATTCGACCACCATCATTAACAAGTTTATTATTTCTGTTAACTGCTTTACCTACACCACGTGATAGGTGACCTCTAAATGTAAATGAGTAGGGGTCTAATCTTTTAGTAATATTACCTGACCTAACATTTGCTGCTATAATGTCTCCTACTGTATCTGCAGAATTAGCTTTTAATATTGCATCTATACTTGCAGGGTCCAAGTCAGGCATAAGTTTTCTTATATCCATGTAAGTCAATCCACCTTTTTGTACATTGGTATGTATAAACTCATAGATTTGTCTACCAGTGCTATTGTGCCATTCTTCAAATCTAGTTTTATTTAAAGAAGGTCTAAGTACTTTAGACAAACCTGAGGCATTCTTTGCACGTTCAATATCAGCAAGTCTGCCTTTTCTTGCTCCACTTACATAAATATTTATAGCTTCTTCGTAGTCATCAAATGCTTTGTAGTATTCATCTGTACCACCTTTACCTGCTTTTATTAATGCATCTTTAGCGTCATGTAGTTTTTGTATCATTGCAGGTGCATCACCGTTGTAAGCTGCTGCATGCACTGCTTCGTGTTCTAATATAAAATCTACATAATCTTCAAAGTCTTTTATTCCTTCTTGGTCTATACCTTTTCTACCAATACCATATTTAACTTTTTGTGACGGTCCTACAGGTTGTGCAGTTTTAAGTATTTCTTCTCTGTCAATAAGAATCTTTATACTATCTCCGTCATCTATACGATTAAATGTTCTGCCTGCAAGTCCACGTAATTCACCTTTTTCATTTCTAATTTTATTTAATCCTGACCTAATAACGTCTTTTCCATCTTTTTGAAATATTACAGCTTTTGATTTACCACCTTCTCGTGCAAGTTTATTTAATTCATCTATTGTATATACGTCATTAGTCAGTACATTATCTCCAACGTCTACATATCTAACTCCCCCTCTTCTTAATTTATTACCATCTTTAATTTTTACAGCTTGATAAATATCAGCACCAGTACTTCTAGCAGTTAACCATCCATTCATCTTGTTTCCTGTAGTAAATGTTTTACCTGCTTTAGTTAACTTCGTAACCCAAGCACCTGCTAAGTTTGCAGGGTCAAGACCTAATGTAACTACACCATCTATAAGTCCTGATACTTTTCTATATCTTTCTGTACCTGGTTCTGCAAAGTTCATAGCCATGACACGACCAGGGCTAATGACTTGTCCTCTGTAAGTATTACGTTCTACTCTTTCACGTTCCAGTGCAGTTATAGGTGTACCAAGTTGTTCTTGAATAACAGCTTCTATTGCTTGTAATTGTGACGGGTCTTTAATAGTTGATGCTATTTGTTTATAAATCTCTGTATCTCTAGCTAATGTAGAATTACCAAAGTATCCTCTACCAAGGTTTACTTTTTCTCCTTTGGCAAGTTTACGTATTGCCTCACCAGCAACTGTAGGTCCTAATTGTGCCTTAGCTGCTTTGTATCTTTCTTGAAAGTCTTCATCACCTGATAAAACACCTACTATGTTATCTCCAGCTCCAGGTGCTATAAAGTTAAGTAAAAGAGTTAAGTTAGCCCACTGTGGAGATAAACCACCATCTATAGCTGCCCTAGCTGATGCTTGGTATGGTCTTTTAATTAATGCTTCTGCTAAAGAATCTAAACCAACAAACAAAGAACGTACTGAGCCTCTACCTACGGCTTTCATCTTTTCAAATAACTTAGATGATTCTTCTTGTTCTATTTCAATCTGTCTTTGTACTAATGCAGATATTTCAGGAGATTCTTCTGTAAAACCTAACAGTGCAGAACCTACCATTACATCTCTTGATAGTACATTTCCAAACTTATTAACTATACCTTCAAGGTTTATACCTATTTCAGGTTTAGATTCTATTTGAGATTTAACTGCGTTGTATTGATTCTGTTTAGCTTTTTGTTCTTCAATCCTGGCTAACTCTAAATCAGGTGGTTCGTAACCGTATATAGCCATTATTCTTTATATCTTATTAAAGCACTCGCTTCTTCACTACCTCCCAGTATGTCATTAATTGAAGCTAGTATTGCATTGGTTCTGTCTATATTCACAGGATTGTTTGGCATGTATCCTTCTACCTGTGGTAATTCATCAACTGGATTAACTTGACTTTCTGTTGCTCTAAATGCACTAAGTGGTGGTGCTTGTGAAACAGTAGGTTCTTCTACTGGTGCTGCTGTTGGTATAGCAGGTGTTTCATCTAAACTTATAGGTCCTCCACGTAACATTGATTCACGTTCAGCAGAACCTTCACCTCTTTGCATATCAACACCGAATGCTTTTTTATTAGAACCTCTGGTCATTATCATCCTCCACCCATATCATTTGTAATCTTCCATATCCTGGCACATACATTATTGTTAAACCATCCATATTCTCCCACTCTGTTTTATCTTCTAATTGGTCATTTAAATACAATTCAGCTACTTCTGTTTTATCTATATCCCAGTCTTCACCCATAATAACTTGATGAAACCTACTGTTAATTCTATCGAAGTCTTCCATTATGCACCTCCCTGCAATAAACTCATAACATCTTGTGGCGATGGTGGAGGTCCTCCTTGTTGTGGAGCTGCTCCAGCCATTTGTGCTAACATAGCTTCTTGTTGATTTGGTTGTGGGTCTTCTGCTGTAAAATATTTCTTTAATATACTTCCAATGTTATTAGGACTTGTATATATCTCAACTAATGCCATAGATGCTTTTGCATTACCTTGACTAGCTTGTGCTAATAAAGAATCAAACATAACACTTTCTGCTTTGTCTTTGGTAATACTTTCATTAATAGACTGAAGATTATCTAAACCATCCATTTCACGTTGCATAGTTTCTTTATCTATAATGCCTGCTTGATATAGCTGTAATCCTGTTATAACTTTGCCTGCTTCATCAAATGTAGCCATAGCACCATATTTACGTCTTGTTAGATAATTACCATCAATATCTGTAGCAGGTGTGTAGTTCTCTGCAAATGCTGAACCACGTAATGTACCAACTAATGGTTTACGTTTACTTAGAGATAGCTCATCAAGCTCTAATCTTTTGTAATCTATTTCTTGTATAGCGTTTTGTAAAACTTTATGATATTCATTTACCATTGCACCTATACCAGCTTGTAGTTCTTCTAGTCCTCTACCTGTAACAAAGCTGTTAGGTGATATAGAATCGTCTTGTACTGGATAACCTGCAACAGTTCTTAAATGTCTTTCTATTCTACCTACTGATTCAAACAACTGATACGGTAGGTTATTGACTGGTTTAATTACTTGTGAACCTGGAGATAGGTAGTTTATAGCATTTCTACCTTTTCTGTATTGTCCTGATTCAATTTCACCAACTACGTTAGTTTCTGTAAATACTGCATCTTCCATAGCAATTACTGACATAACGTTAATCTTTGCCATAGCAGCCATCAAACCTATAACTTGGTCAAACTGTCCTTGTATTTGGTCAAAAGAGTATCTCTTAGCACATACAAAAGATGGACCTGATTGTAATGGGTTAGGTACAAAATCTACAATTTTATTAGATGCAACGTGTACAATGTATGTTCCTTCAGGATTTATGTATTCTACAACAACTTCACCATTGTCATTAGAGTTTTCCCATGAACCTTCTTGACCATAGTTTGTATATATACCTGTAGTAAAACCGTATGGTTCTTGTACTTCATCACCTTTTTCAGCAAAATAGCTTTTAAGTTCAGGATACATTCTTACTAATACATCAGCAGGTATGCTTCTAATAGTCACTAGCTCTTCTGCCATTTGATTTGCACCTTGATAACCTGGAAATGTTGTATATGGGTCACGTAGTTCTGCTACTGGATACACATTGCCCTGTGGGTCAGTCTTACTTGTAATAACCCAAACGGCAAAACCGTATCCTGGTAACCATCTAGCTACTTGTGGTAACTGTAAATCTAATTTTTGGAACTGGTCATAAGATGTAACTATGCGTTCTAGCTTATCTTTTTTCTTTTTATTTCTTTCACTATCTCTAGGGTTTGTGATATGTACATCTAATGCAGGTACTCTACCAATTTTTTGTGCAAGTCTGTCTAGTGCAGATAGTAATAAGTTTGGAGCAGGTAACATATCTGCATCCATACTTGATATTGATTGACCTAATAATGCTTTAATTCCATTTTCACCACCATTAATAATTGCACGAAACCTTGCTCTATCAGGCAAAGCCTCATCGTGCATTTCTTTTAAGAATCTTGTTCTGTCTAGTATGTCTTTAACTAACATTTAACTCCATGGCGCGTCATTCCATTCTACTATATCAAAGCTATCATAGCTAGGTATGTAGTCAATTCCTATATCAGAATAGTGTGCTTTTTGCAACTTACGTAATACTTTAATTGGAAACCAACTAGCCATAACTATATCAGATTTGTAGACGTTTTTGCGTCTTGCTGAAAAATAAGATAATTGTTTTCTATACATTTCTGACTTAACCTGCGATTCAGCGTTACCGTATGGTAAAATTATTAATTGGTCTTGAAACATAGGTGCTAGTGATGTAACACCAAAATGACTATCCCATTTGTTTTTGTAAGTTTCATGACCCTCTAATATAATTCCGTTTCTATTTGCATACTCTTTAATACGTGGGTCTTGTCGTATTGCTTTTTGAAAGTTGTTTTCTTCAATAACCCAGTGATATAGGTTATACATTTGATGCCATTCTTTAATAACTTGCATAGCTTCTTCTATACCGCCACCTTTATTATTTTGTATATCTACCATTTGCAACAATGCATCTTCACCATCATCTAGTATTGCCCATAAGAATGCTGCTTGATAACCTGATGCTGCTGGGTCTAGTCCTGCTACAAGATAAGAATGCTGTGGTATTTCACCGACAACTTTACTTGTATCCATGCATTTAGATATAGCTTCAACATTAAATATTGTTGCACCACCTTCTCCTGGTCTGTTCTGATAAACCATTTCAAATCTTTGTAAACCACCTGTAGTCATAGCATCACGTTTTCTTGACATCAACCATCTGTACGTTCTAAATCCTGACCACAACATACAATCTATATGTTCTTCTTCTTCTAGTTCGGCTATGTCACAACTAGAATCATGCGCTTCTTCTACTATTGTTTCCCATGCTTCAGAATCAAGTAACGAACTATACAAGTCATCAGGATGCTGTCTTGAACCTATAACAATAATTGCAGTATGTTCCTCTTTACGTGATGCAAGCGTAGTAGTCCACCAGTTCTTAGTATTGTTTCTAGCACTAGGTTGTGCAGTAGATGCATGGTCCTCAATGTCATCTGCAATAATTAAGTCACAGTCACGAGAAAGTATCTTACCACCTTTACCTA